GTGGTGGCCGTTCTGAAAGTGGTGTTGCTAGAACAAGTGGTTCAGGCGGTTCAGGAATTATTATTGTTCGTTACACCCGTTCACAGGTAGGTGGATAATGGCACATTGGGCAGAGATAGATCAAAACAATGTTGTTTTACGCGTTTTGGTTGGCGATAACAATGACCCAGCAGGCGATGAAGGCTACCAATGGTTGATAGATAATCTTGCTGGCACTTGGATTCAAACTTCTTACAATGGCAACATCCGTAAAAATTATGCAGGCATTGGCTTTACTTATGATGAAGCACTAGATGCTTTCATCCCGCCTAAGTGCCACGATGAAGCTGAACTAGATATAGACACTTGTACCTGGAATTGCACCAATGAATCTCACAAGGAGCCTAGCCAATGACACGATCAAGAGATGTAGCCGATACCCAGGACAACTTGGGCGGTGCGGTGGCACCGTTTGTTGCGGGTAAAAACTTTCAAATCAATGGTGGCTTTGATATTTGGCAACGAGGCACGACAATCAACAATGCAAGCCATAACACCTACACCGCTGACCAATGGGTTGTTGTAACGGATTCAATTGGAACTGTAAATCTAACTCAACAAAACATTTCTGCGCAGGGCTTGAATTCAACTTATGCGATGCGTGTTGAAAAAAGTGCTGGAGCATCAAATCGTGTAGTTATGATTTCAGTTCCTGAAGGGGCTTTGAATTGTGTCGGGAAAACAGTCACTGTTAGCGGATATTTGCGAAAAGGCGCTGGATTAACTTCCAATGTCGGCATTGATATTGGAACAAGAGTTACAAGATTCGGTACTCAATATGATGCCGCCCCAAACACAGTTATTTCTAACGCCTCACTCAACACATCTACTTTTACAAAGTTTTCAATTTCGTTTAATGTTACAACTGCAACTTCAACAAATAACGCAAATCTTTTTGAATTAGAAATCTATTATACTCAAGCTGGTGGAGCCAATGTATTTTTGGAAATTGCTGCAATACAGATTGAAGTAGGCTCAGTTGCAACCCCATTCTCACGCGCTGGCGGCTCAATCGGCGGGGAGTTGGCATTGTGTCAGCGGTACTTTACAAAATCTTATGAACTAACCACTGCACCTGCTTCGGTTACAACTGTTGGTTCTATTGTTTTCCCAAATGGAGTTACTACTGTCCATACTGGTTATTATTTTAGTGTTCCATTTAAGCAAACAATGAGAGCAGCACCAACCGTTGTTGTTTATTCTTACAACGGCAATCAAAATACAGTCACAGAAATTGGAACTGGAAATGATAAAAGCGCCAGTTCAGCAGTGCCAAACTCCAATTACCTTTCTCAGACTGGTTTTGGTTTGAACAATGTCAGCGGTGTCTCAATTAGTTTTACCAATGGTGGAATTATTCAATACACAGCGAGTGCGGAGTTATAGATGAAATACACATATGAAATTTTATTTGAAGAAACATTAAGCAAGACTTTGCTTAGATCAGATGGGGCTTGTATTCCATTTGACCCAGCCAACTCAGACTATCAACGCTACTTAAAGTGGCTTGAGAATCCTGAAGCTGAAGAAACAACACCAACGCTATAACTGACAGTTCGGGGGAACTATGCGTTTTCACATCGTGGCACTGCCACACACACAGGTAACAAAAGAGTTTGCAGGGTGCGCCTTTACGGAAAAAGTTAGGCGATTCTGCATTATGATGCACGATCTAGGCCACGAGATATTTCTTTATGCTGGCGATGAAGTCGAAGCACCTGTTACTGAACTGATCACTTGCGTTAATGACGATATGCGAAAGGCCGCCCTTGAGTGGGTGCCTCATTACACGCAGTTCCCATTCAGCGGTCCATTGTGGGATTACTTCAACTCAAAGGCCATTGCAGGTATCGCCTCACGGATTCAACCGCAAGATTTCATTTGCTTAATCGGCGGCAGCGCACAAAAGCCAATTGCCGATGCCTTTCCTGCCCATATGTCGGTGGAGTTTGGCGTTGGCTACGGCGGCGTGTTTGCCAAGTATCGCGTGTTTGAGTCCTATGCCTGGATGCACTCAATCTATGCAGGGTGGAAAAACCCAACAACTGCCGATGGCCAGTTCTACGATGCAGTGATTCCTGGCTATTTGGAACCTGAGATGTTCCCACTGGGCGATGGCAAGGGCGATGAAAAGGGTGAGTATTACCTGTTCATTGGTCGGCTCATTGATCGCAAGGGATACAGAATTGCCCAAGAAGTCTGCGAAAGATTGGGCAAGCGGCTCATCTTGGCAGGGCCTGGTGAGCAAAGCGGGTATGGCGAGTTTGTGGGGTCAGTTGGACCTGAACAACGAGCTAAATTGATGGGTGGAGCAATAGCCACCTTTGCCCCAACACTTTATGTAGAACCTTTTGGCAATGTGGTGATCGAATCACAGGCTTGTGGCACGCCAACAATCACAACTGATTGGGGTGCATTTACAGAGAACAACCCTGAGAGTTCAGGCTTTAGATGCCGTACTTTGCGTGAATTTGTGCAGGCAGCCGAAGGGGTCAAATACCTAGACCGCGCTAAAATCCGCAATCGTGCCGTTTCGCTCTACAATCTTGATACCATCGGCCTTCAATATGAGGCTTACTTTCAGCGATTGTTAACCCTTTGGGGCGATGGCTGGTATGAAATGGGGGATGCAAATGAATAGAGGCGAAGTTTTAGATGAAGCCAAACGCCTTACCTATGGTGATCGCAATGTTTCCTACGATGAACCACGCATTAACCATAAGCGCATTGGCGTTTTACTTGGCATTGTTTTAGAACGATATGTTGAAACCGCGCAACCAGGTGATGCAGTGCCACCCGAAGTTGCAGCTTTATGTATGGCAGCAATGAAACTTGCTCGATTGTCTGCAATGCCAACTCATCTTGATAGCGCAATAGATTTGGCCGCATATGCCGCGATTTGTGCCGAACTTGCAACACATATAGATTAAGACTTAGGCGCGAAATCGCCCCCATAACGAAACCGCCACCTGCAGCCGTTCCTGCAAGTGGCGGTTTCGTGGCCGCGATTTGTGCCGAACTTGCAACACATATAGATTAAGACTTAGGCGCGAAATCGCCCCCATAACGAAACCGCCACCTGCAGCCGTTCCTGCAAGTGGCGGTTTCGTGCTTTCTAATTACAGTTTGTTCACATAATCACGCAACGCATTGATAATGATTGCAGTAGCGGTGGTGCCTTCATTGTGTGCTTTTTGTAATGCCAAATGCCACAAATCAGCATCAACTCGAATTGATCGCAATGGGGTCACAACACCACGCACTCATTCATTGAACCCCAGCACCAGCCAAGAAACTCAGCACTTGGTGCATCAATGCCAACCCACCAAAGGTTTGCAGCGATCTGCCAAGCCAAGATTATGCCAAGTGCAATTGCAATTGCTCGTACACACTTGCCACGCTTTGTAATCATTTATTTATTCTCCAAATTCGCTAGGTAAGCCTCAAAGCAAGGCAGACATAAATTGACTTTCATAACTGATTCAAATGTTTCTTTGCAGGCATTGCACTTGCAGGTGTAGTTGGTGCTAAACATTTATGCACCTGCCTTTAACTTGTTGTAAGGATAATCGGGTGAGTTCCACGGAACGCAGGTTTCACACACTAGATTTTCTCCACCCAAAAGATTTGTGTAATACGCGCACCAAGTTCCAAGTGGTGTGCGGTGCTGAATTGCATTTGGCTTTGCCTCAAATGCTGAAGTTAAATATGAACCTGCGTGGTTGTCGCAAGTAACTGTTCCATCATCATTGACCCAAAGGCGATTGCTCATTACTTTGCCTTTGTCTTGTAGTTACAACTTGGACATTCTTGGTAGTGCATAAACTTGCCACGATCCCATACATAGATTGAACATCCGTGCATTTCTGTGTTGCACTTAGGGCATACATTGTTAAGCATTTGTTTTATCCGTTCCATTGGAAACCCGTTCGTTTTCCAATAAGACAACCCTACCATTTTGTATATACAGACACCAATCCAAAGGGGGGTGTTTTGGTAACGATTTGATAACGCTTTTTGGGCGTGTTAGGGTCTCTAGGCGTGGGAACTCAAAGAAATTGGGGAATTGCTAGGGTTCCCACGCCTTTCCACACCTTGCCCTACACTTAGGGCTATGACCACGCTAATCGCCTTCCAGGGGCCTGATTTTGCCATTCTAGGGGCAGACTCTCAGGTGACTGATGGGGATAAGCGCATCATCTCGCCTAGCACGCCCAAGATCGTAAAGCTGAAGAAGTATTTG